GTAAAGCCGTGAACTGCTCAATGCCAGCCTCTTCCGCTTTCTCCTTGAGCGCCTTGTGACGCTCACCCCACTCCGCGTAGAGCCCGGCCAGTTCGGTGCGATCGCGATATTTGAATTCGAACTCTACGCTGACCGGGTCACCGCCAACCGTTGGCAGCATGACGACGTGCTTGAAGGTTGGATTCCGGGCGAGTGTGAACTTTGCCATGTGCCTTCCTTACGCCGAGGCGCTATAGCGGGTTGGGCGGCCGGTCAGCGCGATGCTGATAACGCGGGTCATCAGGTTGTTGCGCGACATGGTCGGGGTCGAGGTGATCGAGACGTAGCCGTTGTAGATGATCCGGCTGCCGCCCGGCAGGTTCAGGCGCAGAACGCGGGCCTGTTTGTCGTCGTCAGCGGCCTCGCAGACATCGACATAGGGCTGCGACGGATCGTCGGCGACCGTGATGCTCAGCGTGATCGGGTTCTTGGTGGTCGGCATCTGGCGGTCATCATCGTCAGCCAGGAAGCCGAACGTCAGAAACTGCTGGTCGCCGCCGCTCGACCCGAGCTCGGTGATTTTCGAGATCTCGGTGAAGGTCGTTACCTCGCGGGCGGCACCGACGCCCGAGCCGGCCGGATACTGCTGAATGTTCGTGGTATTCACGCCATCGAGCGCAAAGGTGCCGCTGGCAATCTCGCCGACTTGCACGGCGCGGCCGTCCAGGCGGGTCCAGCCAGAGCTGAGGGCGATGATGTCGCCCTCGGCCAGACCGTGGGCTGCCGCGGTCGCCACTGCCGGGTTGGCATTGGTCAGGGCGGTGAATGGGATTGCAGCGCCGTAGGCGGAAGCAATTTCGAACGTTGCGCCGTTGGGCATTTGAATGCCGGCCATGGGTTTTTCCTCTCTTCAGAAATGACAAAACCCGCTCAATGGCGGGTTCTGGGTTTGCCCAATGGGCGGATTAGTTGGTGTCGGCGCGGTACGCGAACGAAACCGGAACTGTGTAGGTCGTGTCGTCTGGGATACCTGGTCCCTGATCGACTGGCGTCATGGTCACCACGGTCAATGCATTCTTCGTGATTCGCTCGTACAGCGGAAACAGCGCGACGATCTGGTCAGCCAGCGCGCCCGCCGCGCCGCGATACTTCCCTGCTGGTGTCACGATGCTGACCTGAAACACCCCAGTGAACAGCCTGTGATCACCGCCGAGCGTGCCGCTTGCGGTGTCGCCCGGCAGAGTGAAAGCTCGCAGGTAGGTGACACCATTTCCGGGCTCATAGGCCTCGTTCTCGACGACGACCTTGATGGGTGTCGGCAGAGCCTTCGCCCAGGCAATCAGTTTGGCCTCGAAGATCGAAGCGATGATGTTATGGCTCATACCTGATTGTTCCTGATGGCTGCGTCGACGATCTGCTGGAACCGCGCGAGCGTGATGCGCACCATGCCGCCCGGTGCCTGTTTGGAATGGCCGTACTCGAGCGGTACCGCATATGGCAGGTTGTTAACGATGTACGCCGTTTGCCCGATCGTCAGCTGCTCGACCTGAAGCCTGAGCTTCGCCAGCGTGACGCCGCCGGCCGGATCGACCTGATCAAGTTCGCCTTCTGCCGGCGCCCCGATCGAGAACTGCCAGTTCCCGCGAAATCGGCCACCGACGTAATCCTTGCCAGCAACCAGTCCATTCACGCTGAAGTTCTGGTCGCGCTCGGTCTTTGTCAGTGGCTTGGCGTACTTCACGCCGCGCTTCAGCTTCCCGGCCTTGGTGAAATTGCTCTCATCGAGATTGATGAGGGTGTTGCGAACGGCGACCTTGAAATCGTAGTCATCGGCGGCGCGGGTGTTGGTTGCGCGATGCGCCACGTTCGCGGCCCAGATCTCGGGGTTGCCCACCGGAGACATCCGGATGACGCTACTGCCAATCTCGATCACGATTTCGCGGAAGGTGGCGTCGAGCCCGGCCTGAGCCTGCTCGGCAAACTGGCGGATGTTCTCGGCGAAACTGCCGTTGAGGCCTGAGTATTTGCTCATGACCGCACCTGAAGCTCGTACAGGATTGGCGTCCCGGCGGGATTCACCTCTTTCAGCGGCGGCACGATGGACCAAGTGCGCCCCTGAATTATCACTTTGTTCAGTAGGTCCGGTACCCACTCCAGCCCCTGCGCAGCGATTTTCAGCTTCTTGTCGCCCTGCTTGATGAGGCTGTTGTTCTGGAATTCCTGACCGGTGAAGTCGAGCAGGATGCCTTGGGCGATCTGCTCGATGGTAGCGCCTGGCGACTCGCCCCCGGTCTCAGGGTCGTACACGCCTGGCTCCGTCTTACTGATGGTCACGGGCTGGCCGAACTCTGTGATCATATCCAGAGCCATCACGGCCATTTCGTCATAGAAGGTCATGGTGGCTCCGTTTCAGCTATGCCCGGACGGCAAACAGCCCGCGCTTCTGTAGGTAGTCGGCAAACTGGGTTGCGCTCGGGCGATCCGGCGCCGCCGGCAACAGTCGGCCGCTGGTGTTCGGGATCGTCGCGTACTCGCGAGTTACCGCGCCCTCGACACGCTCCAGCGTTACCGCGCCTTTGCGTTTCTCGATCGGGTCGACGTCGTCGGTGTGGATCTCGGCGGCCAACGCCATCTGTCCATACTGGATCCGCGCTGGCAGGTAGTTGTCGGGCTTGATCTCGTAATCCAACTCGACACCGCGGCGCGGCCAGGACAGAGCCTGTTCGCTGTTGGACTTTCGCCCCTTCCACGTCATGCCGTCCATTGCCAGGGCGGCACGACGTAGCAGCGCCTCCTGCGCTGGCACCTCCGCCGGTACGGTCACGCCGAACTTCACGGCGTACATGGCCAGGTCTTCGGCGGATGCGTAGCTTTCGGCGTCATGCTTACCAGTACCGTCCTCAATGATGAGTGTCATGAATCAGCTCGCTGTGGTGTTTGAATCGGGCGCCAGTGAATGGGCACCCGGATTATTACGCCTGCTGCAGGTCAGCAACTGCCTTTTCGAGCGATTCTACCGAGGCATTCGCCCGATACGTCACGTTGGCGGCGTCGAGTTGCGCTTTGAGGTTCGCGATCTTCTCGGCATTGTCGACCGGCTCGGCTGCTGCCTTGAGACGTGCGACTTCAGCGCGGAGTGATTCAACCTCACCCGCCAAGTTGTCACGTTCACCCGTGAGGGTTTCGAAACCCTCGTGAATCGCTTTCAGCGCATTGAACAAGCGGATTGGCAGTTCGCCGGCGCCAGGGTGTTCCAGATCGGACAGGCCTTCAGCGGCGTCGATTAACAACACGATGCCGTCACGCTCCGCATTCAACTTGTCGATCAACTCCTGCAGCGCAGCGTGATCACCACTATCGGCGATCAGCAACACCGGCGCCGGCTCGACCTGCCGCACCGTCACCTCCGGCACATCATCGGCCTCACCATCGCGATTTTCGGTGATGCTCGCGTCGATGATGCGCAGGCCGTGTTCCTTCGCCAGCGCCTTCACGTCTTCCCGGTACTGGTGAAACGGTCCGGGCAGATACCAAATTTTGTTGCTCATGATTGCATCTCCGCCAAGCCGGGCACACGTCCCGGCTTGGACATCGCGGGGTTACTTGGAGGCGTCACCGATCAGAGCCACACCGGCGGTGTGCTTGATGCTGGTAGCGGTCTTGTCCCAGTTGGTGCCGGTCGCTAGCTCAGCGTCGGTTGGAGACTTGCCGCCGGTGGTGGTATCCCAGGTGTAGCCCTTCAGACCCAGGCCGAAGGTGTAGTCGGTCTGAAGCGTGGTTTCGATGCGCTCCTTGCCGTTGGTGGTCTGGACGTTGCTGATGATGTCGCGACCGTCGTGCACCAACGCAGCACCCTGCACCAGAGACAGGATGATTTCTTTGTTCGGAGTGCCGGCCTGCATCAGCGCCGGAGCATCCGTCACAACGGAGATCTTGCCGAGGATGTCCACCACTCGAACGTTGCCTGCCTGGAACAGCTGCTGCTGATTCGCCAGGTTCTGGCCGACCAACTTGTGGTAGCTGGTGCCCTGCATCACTTGGGTGACCAAGTTCTGACTGGCGTCGCCGAACTTCGCATGCGCGTTGTTCAGGCCGGCGTAGCTGATACCTGCGGTAGCCGACACATCGTTGACTGCTGCCGCTTGGGCGGTAATCGCTGCCACCAGCGCCGCGATTGCAGTGTTCAACTGATCCTTCAGCAGGATTTCAGCGAACGCGCGGCTCGCGACTTCGATACCTTGCGCGGTCGGGCGCTCCAGCCAGGTCATCTGCGATGGCTCATAGCGGATCGGGCCGAAGCCGCCGGCGACCTTCACCGAAGTGTTCTTCAGCTCGGTCAGGTCGGTCGCAGCAACTGCTGCGTTGGCGCTGTAGCGGTTCACGCGGCGCTGAGCTGCAGCCAGGGTCTGGAAGAACGACTCTTGGAGAAAGTCGCCAGTGAAGCCGTCCGGGGACAGCACGATAGCGCCGCGACTCGCAGCATTGAAAGCGGCCAGGTACTGATCCAGCGTCTCGAGAGTCGCAGGCATGATGTACTGGTTGAAGACCTGCATTTGCGACAGGGACATGAGTTATTTCCTTACGATTGAGGGAGATCTGGGAACCGGCTTGCGATCGCAGCCGTCCGTTCCTCTTTGGTACCGCCG